GTTCCATGGCACGCAGCGCGTTGGCCGACTTGTCGGCAGCTTTAGCGTCGTCATCGACTTCGATCTGGTCGGATGGCAGCAGGTCGTCGGCGAGACCGCGTTCGACGGCTGTGGAACCGCTCATGTAGGTTTCGGCATCCATCCACTTCTGAATGTCAGCCAGCGGAAGGCCGCTGCGAGCAGCGTAGACTTCGGCCATCGCAGTGTCGAAAGGGGTCAGCCATTCTGCAGTTTCCGCCATGTCGTGGCGGTTGCCGATCGCGAGCACCCAGCAATTGTGGATCATCAGGAAGCTCGCTGCGCCGATCTCGATGCGATCACCCGCCATGGCGATGATCGACGCTGCGCTGGCGGCCATTCCCATGACCTTGATCGTCACCTGCTGCGAATGCTCGCGCAGGACATTGTAGATCGCGATGCCCTCGAACATGTCGCCGCCGGGAGAGTTGATTTGCACCTCAACAGGTCGATCGCCGATAGCCCTCAACTGGGCGGCAACGCCTTTCGCTGTGACCCCTCCACCGGTCCAGAAATCTTCGCCGATGATATCGAACATCGTAATGACGTTATCGCCGGTCGCCAGCGCGCGAACGCCCGCAGCTTCCTCGTCCCACCGATCGAGGACACTTGCATTGGTCAGCGCCGAAACCTTGCGCTCTCCGGGCAGCGGCAGGGCGCTGGCGCGCTGGGCGGCAAAGACCTTCAGGCCCATCTGCTTACGCATCGTTCTCTCCTTGCTGCCACGCGGGCCTGTCGCCCCATGGCTCGGGGTTCATGTCCATTTTCTCGCGGGCCTCATTCGGCACCATGAAGCCGCCGGCCCCGGGGCCCCCGATGGCCTTCGAAAGGAACTCCGCCTGATCCTTCAGGGAGCCGCGCAGCAGGGCCCCTTCGTTGAATTTGGCGTAATAGGTTTCACGCTCGGCCTCGCTCAGCAGCGCCTGCGCGATCGTCTCTTCCCAGGCGTTGAACCAGGGAAGCAGGCAGTACGTGACGAGGAACAACCCAAGCTGCTCGATCCCGCTGCCCCAACTCGTCTCGTCGAACATCAGCAGCGGACGCGGCACGCCTGTGTACCGGCTGACCTCTTCTGCTTGGTGCTTTCGCTGGGCGAGGCCCTCCGCTTCCCTCCCGGTCGTGCCTAGCGGCTTCGCCTCCATCCCTTCCTCGGCCACCATCCAGCGTCCGGCATTTTCCGGGCCCACGTACCGATCTTCGAACTGAGACCGCAGCTTCAAAATGGCCTCTGCCGACAGGGTCTTCGGATGTTGCAACACGCCGCCGACATATGCACCATTCCGTAGCAGCCGCGCCGCCGCCTCGTCGGTGACCTGCGCGAGGCCCAGCGCTTCGGCAGCAACCTTGAGCAGCCCGTCACCGGTTATTCCATCGCTCGACCAAGGCGCACGGAGATGCAGCAATTCTTCTGCTTTGAACCGACGCGTGGCGCCGCTCTTCGGCGTGTATTCGTAGGCGAGGGTGAATGCATCGCCCATCACTGGCCGCACCCGCAGCGGGTCGAGCGGAGCAAGGCCCTGCGGACCGCGCACTCCCGGAACCTTGTAGGCGTAAGCGTTGCCATGCAGCAGGACCCGGCCCTGCATGTAGCTCTTGAACTGATAGGGCGTCTGCCAGCTGTTCGGCTTCACTCGCAACAGACGCCAGACCGGATGGTCGTCCGCCTTCGAGATTGCGTTCCCGTCGCGGCGATGGAGATTCAGCGGCAGCATCCCGATTGCCGAAGCGATAAGGTTCACCGCGCGGAAGAACGTGGCGTTGGTCAATGCTGATCGCTCGTGCACCGGCTTGCCCGCAGCATTGGCGAACCCGCCCTGCAGGAACTCCGGCAAGTGCTCGTCCTTCAGGTCCGCTATCGAATACGCTGCAACTCCGGGACCGCCCATTTCGTGACGAACAACCCGCTCTTCCCCGCGCGAATGCGCCGCCCCCCATCGGGCCTGCGCGGCCGCAGCTTGTGCCGAAAGCCGGTAACCGTCGATACTCATCCCAGCACCAGCATCTCGCGGTCCTCATAGACCGACGGACCTTCGCCATCTCCCGCTACCGGGCCGGCCTCGAGCAGCTGCACGGCGTTCAGCATGGCGATGAGCGGATCGATCTTGCCCGCTCCCGCCATCTGCTTGCTGATGTACAAGTTGCTTCCCCTCAGCTCGGCGCGGGCGTTCGAGACGCACCACTCCATCAGGCGTGAACCGTCATGCAGCAGCATGCCGTCGCCCAGCTTGAATTCGACTGTCTTGATCGTGCCGGTCAGGCCTACGCCCTGCCGCACTGAAACCACGTGCCCCTTGCCGGTCGCGTCATCGTACGGGAACAGCCCCGCATCGACGAGCGCATCCAGCAACGGCCCCATTCCCCAGGCGTCGCTGCCGATCGAACCCGCCGCCGGGGTCAGCCCCGACTGGTGGATCCGAGCGGTCAGCTTCGCAACATCGTCGACCAGTTCCTGTCCCGTGTCGACGAAGGTCAGGTCGCCATCGACTTCGAAGCCGCTGAGCTGCGAAGCGATATCCTTTCGCCGGTCCAACACCATTCGCAGCGCCCAGGCATGCGACCAGGTCAGCCAGCGCTTGGTGTCGCGCTCGCGTCCCGCGACCCCGAGGCCGAAGAGATCGTCCCGGCCGCCGCCATCTAGGCCCACGACCACCACTTCGCAGCGGTCGAGTAACGCTTCCAGCGTCAGCCCCTCGTCGGCCGCCTCCGGCCAGAAATCCGCCGCCGCCCACCGGTCGCGCCGCAGACGCAGGCCGATCTCGACGTTCAAGTGCTTGGCGAGGAAAATCTGCCGACCTTCGCCCTCGCCCGATTCCTCTTTCTTCAGTTCGCTGGCGAGCCAGTCCTGCGTTACCGAACGCCCGATCTGGGGGTTCGTGACGTAGAAGTTCGCCGGGTCGAGGTAGGCCTCTTCCTCCAGCATCGCTTCAGGCCACTCGTACAGCACGGCCATCGATGTCGGATCATCGATCTTGCCGTCCCGCACATCGCGGAAATACGCGAGCTTGTCCTTGAACACGCCCGCCGGCGGCTCGTCGGAATGCGTCGTGATGTACAGCACGAAGCCCTCGGGCCGTGCCGCCAGGCCGCCGGTCGCCTCCCGCAGCATTGCCGCACTCTTCGGCTTCTTGCCGAACAGCCACAATTCCTCGACCAGCACGAAACCAGCCTTCTTGCCCGAAGCAGTGTCGCTGTCTGCGGCGACCACCTTCAGCTCGGCTTTCGTGACCCGGTGCCGGATCAACCGCTGGTGCTCGACCACGTGCAGCAGCTTGCTCAGCTGCTCGTCCGCATCGACCATGCCCTTGGCAGGATCGAAACTGTTCTTGGCCACCTCCAGTGTCGGCGCGAGGATTAGCAGCTCGGCATGGTCGCGCCAGTTGATGATCAGGGCGGTCAGCATGATGCCTGCCGCGATTGTCGATTTTCCGTTCTTCTTGCTGATCAGGAGCATGAACTCCCTGATCAGCCGCTTGGCCGCTTTCGCGTCGTACGCTCCGAAGATCGCCGCGACCAGGTCGAGGATCCGCTGATCGCAGACATCGCCCAGCGTCGGAAACGCTCCGTTGGACTTGCGTGGCAAGTCGGTGACCTGCAGGCTGCAGAACACGCCCAGGGCATCCGCCGCCTGGTCCGGGAAAAGCGGGGCGATCGGCACGAGGGTTTCCCCCGCCACGATCCGTTCCTCCCAGTTCGGGCAGGCAGTCGTCCATTTCATGCGCGCACCCGAACGGCCTCAACTGGCGGAGCGCTGGGCTCCGAGATTTTCAGTTCACCGCATGCGGACCGGGCCGCGGCTGATAAAGCCCGCCGACGCCTTCCGCCTGCAGCTGCTGTTCCTGTTTCTTGCCGAGCGGTGCAGCTTTCGGCTCCGGCTTCTCCGCCTTGCCGCGCGCCTTGACCTTCTCGCCCATGACCCGCGTCTGCTCGCGCTCGACCATCGCCTCCAGCTGCTTGATCGCGGAGACGCTGCCGCCCTCGGCTTCCTCCACCAGCTTGGCCATCATGCCCGATCGCACGACCAGCTCGGCTCGTTTCATCTCCGCGCACTCGCGGGAAAAAACCTTGCGCAACGTCTTCACATCGCAGCCGATCAACGGGGCCGCATCCTTTTGCGAATAGCCGCAGGCGAATAACACCATGAGACGATTGGACTTTTCGCGCGTCCACTCAAACCCCGGCCGACCCTGCCCGCGCGGAGGCTTGGGAACCCACCCGAACAAGCCCGGTGCGTCCTCCGAAATTCCGTCAGCCAAGGAAAAAATCTCCGAATGAGAGGGGCAGGGGTTATCGCGCGCCGGCCCTTTTGAACTTTCCACCTCCCCCCACCCTTCGCGCCCGAACCTCGGCGGTCTTGCGATTGTGACACGCCTGGCAGAGCAGTTCGATGTTAGCCGGGTCAAGATCGGCTCCGCCGTCCTTGCGCTCGACCTTGTGATCGCCCGTCACCCGGTGACCCGAGCCACAGCGCTCGCACCACTTGCCCCGCTCCGCCTTGATCCGGCGGACCAGCTCGCGCCATTCCTTCGACTGGTAGAACGCCTCCGCCATCTTCGGCAGCGCGCGCACCCTGCCCCGCACCGACGTCAGCCGTGGGCCAAGCCCCTTGAGCCTGCCCAATGTCGCCTCCGAAGGTTGCTGTATCTGATTGGCCGGGCGCAGCGTGTATCGCGTCAGGGGTCGCAGCGACCATGGAGGAGAGGATTGCGAACTCATCCAACCGTACGCCAGCGCCCAGCCTGACGTGAAACTTGCCGGATCACCGCTGCACAATGAAGTACAATATTTGCTGCACACTCCACGCAACCGGTTGACAAACGCACCGGCCTGCCATTCCTGCGGCCTCTAGCTGCACACTTTGCTGCACACTTTTTCGCAATAGCTTTGATAAATACGTGTTCAGTGATCTAAACCTATGATTAGAAGGTCATATGGAGCGCATTTCATCTCTCGCACTTACGGTCCTATTGGCTCTGGCATTTGCGCTCGGTCTCACCTTCGATAGCATCGTTGGATGGGTTCAGTCTTACGACACACCTTCAATCGTCGAAGCTTGCCAAGATCAGGCTGATCGCTCAGCCTGCGCAACTCTCGCCAGCGCAGAGGCTACTGCGTCCATCGCAAGGTGGACGCGTCTGGACACCCTTTTCAGCTTTTTCACAGCGGTAGCTGCTTACTTCGCCTACCGGGCGTATCGAGCGTCCGAACGCCAAGCTACAGAGAGCGAGACGGCACGCCTCCTAGGGATATCTCAGAATGCAGCGCATCTGAAGCTCGAGAAATTGTGGTTCACCAGCAGCTTCGATCTAGCTCAAAATTCGTTTTATATTTGCCCCAGCTTAGTCATCATTAATGTTGGGAAGACCAATGCGACCGACGTGTTGGTCGAAGCGGACATCACGGTTACCGTCACTACCGATCGAAAAGATTGCGCAATCGCTGGATGCAAACTCATTGAAACCTTTGACGTCTTGGTTCCGGAGAATCCGGCGATGTTTGAGGATTCTGCCACGATCAATGCTCGAACAGCGGGACTGACGCCAGACGCCCTTTTCGACATCCGCTTCATCATCAAGGTGCATTGGTCAGACTTTGCAGGCGATAGCCACTGGCGGGAATTTTCGGTCACTCGCAGGGTCCATCCGCATCTAGGCCAATACTCGATGTGCGAGATCACCCCTACAAGCCGGTCGGCGCCCACGGGTGCTTTGAGGGGTTCGCGGTCATAGGAACGCCAAGCTAACTGGCCATTCCAGCACGCTTTTCCACGAATATTACCGTTTCTGACGATCGCCGCCTTGCCACGACCAGCCCAGGCGCGCGATTATGGGGCCATGACGACGAAAGGCCGAACCCGTTGCAGGGGTCCGACCTTTCTCCGCCGGGGACAAGCCGTCAGGGGCGGGGTGCGCTGCGTCGAGCAACGCCTGCATCTGATGCAAGGCGGGCACCGCGGTCAAGGCTCTTCTTGCAAGGACATATAATGAACAGTGTTATCAT